TAACGTCTAGGTTATGTATAGCCTTGTACAGTTTACTAGCTACCTTGTCATCTATCTGTCCACGTTCCGTCCAGAAGTTTACGTAGCGTTGTACTGTTTCCTCCCATGTCTCACGTCTGCCTGCCTCTGGCATCCATCGTGCGTAGCGGCTCTTGTGTATAAACTGTTGGTACTGATCCATTAGTTATTCTCCTCTGTTACCATGTCTGTTAATTTACTCAAGTACCAACCTGCTTTCTGTAAGTCCTCTACCTGCTTGCCCTTGTAGTCATAGCGCCACAGGTACTTCATACAATTGCCTTTGAGGTAGCCCTTGAATGCAACACTGGACATAGACTCTTCAATAGCTTCAATACACTCTATGTTGCCTGTGTTGTAATGCTTGGGCGCACCTACCATGTCTTCTTCTTCTGCTTCTAAGTCCCAGCTAGTGTGTGCTGCTTCTTCTTCAGCCATTGTAGCCCAAGGCTCTAGTCCTGTCTTGTTACGTATTCTATCCCAATCAAATCTTGTTGCGTCATTAATACTCATCTTCAAAATCCTCTGCAATTCTATCAAAGTTTCTAATTATTCTACCTTCAAAAGCTTCTATCAGGTCAGTGGTTGAAATCTCCAGCAGTTCACATATCAAATCTTCATCAAGGAACAGTAACATCTTTTCTTTAAGTTCTTCAAGAGTCAACGCTTTCATACGTTCTTCCCCTTGATGTACTTGGTCAGCTCCTTAGCTGTGTCGATTGTGTAATGCTTAAAGCCTTCCTTCTCACACCACTCACCCATCGTAATCTTACCACCCTTACGTACCTTCTTGCTGGGGTTTGACAACACAAAGATTAACTCCCACTCTGGCATAGAGTCTCTGATAGCCGTGTACTTCTGTGTGTCACCTACCCTGAAGAAACCTTTGCACTCTATCAGTACTGCCTTAGCCTTGTGTACAAAGTCCGGTAGGTACTTCCTGTGTGTCGTGTAGGGCAGACCGTAAGGCTCAAACTCATACTGCCCATCTAGCTTTGCCGCTAAGTCCTTCTCTAGTCCTGATCTAAAAGCCCTCTTCATCTGGCATTACCTCCCTTACTCTTGGCTCGTTCACTACGTTGACGAGATACTTTGGCCCGTATGAGTAGCTGAACACCCTTAAATCTGGGTAGCAATGGTCTTTGAATTGACAGTACGAGCAACCAATAGCAAGCTTTAAGTTTCCTGACTTGCCGTCCGGTACGGGTTGATAGCACCATTCCTTTGGTTCTGGTTGCTCTACTAGCTTTTTTACATGGGCTACTCTCTCTGTTATAGGTTGCTTAAGCATCTCATAGACAGGTGCTTCTGTGTCATTCAAGTCATACTTAAGGTAGGTCAGGTGTCCATTGGCCTTGTCCATTGCAAGCCATCCAAACTCTGTCTGCCCTTCTGAGTAAGCGTAGGCTTTGATCTGATCAATATAACCAAAGGGGTCATCGTAGGCCAGTGTGCCATCCTTAAACTTCTTGAACCCAAAGCTGCTTGCTGACTTGACATCAGTAACAATACCGTCAATCTTGCAGTCCATATGACCCACGATCCCATCAACCTTACATACCTTCTGTTCGTCCGTGACTGTGTGTCCTGCCATGCGTGTTAGGAAGATCAACATCTCCTCAATCAAGTGACCATACATAAACTTGACGTAGGTGTGTGGTTGTATCTCTTCGCCACCTGTACCGTTAAAGTGATTCCAAAGGTACTTGTCGGTGCGGCCAATATTTGACAGGCGTAGCCTGCGGTTATCCTCTCGCTTCTTCCGACCAAACTCTGTACGCATTAGAGCCTTGACACCTTCCCCAAACCTATCTATCTCTGCCTCTACATCAACAGATGGGTCAGCGTCCTTACTGACCATCAGTGCGTAAATGTCCTCGACTACATCTTCAACACGCTTCATCGTACTCTCCTGTTACACCATCTATAATACGTTTAGCCATCTCTACATCACACTTGAACCACTCGTTACGCTGTTCAAACAACTCACCTAGTCTAGCGTGGGTCTCTGCTTCTGTAGCTCTACGGTCTTCTGTGTCCACTACGTAGACCAGCTCGTAGTCCCTGTAAGGTGAGCTTGTCTGATAACCTCCGGCCCTATCGTTTGCATCCACTGCCATGCCTACCTTTACCCAACCTTCCCACGCAGGGTTCGTGATTATATACACCTGACCCTGTGGGTTGTCTTTGTAGTTCTCTAAGGAACTAAAGGCTGCATCCTCAAACCCTTTGTAACGTCCTGACTTGTACAGTGGGTGTGTCTTTGGAATGTACTTACCGTTAACATACATTCTGGTAGGCCCATTTTTTTTGTTATGCTTAACATTAAAACATCCTTTGCACATCCTCTGTCCTCTATCAGACATAGAAGGTGCCCAGTTATCTCCTGAACTTAACGATACTCCGCAGGAATAACACTGGTGTTTAGTGTGTGTCTGCCCATGTGTTTCCAACTTTGTAATCTCCTGCGAGAGGGCAGTTGAGTTTGTAGTACAGTCCGGCAGCTTCAACACAGCTTGTTGCCAACCTTCCGAAAACCTCTGCTCTCTCTTGCTTGACCTCTGTCTGGATTTCATCGTGTATGTTCCCCAATATGTTATAGTCTATACCCCATAGTATAGCATACTCGTCAAGCAAACACAACGCTTTCTTCATTACTATCGCGCCTGCTGACTGTAATAGGCTATTTAATGCAGCGTGTTCTGATCGTATTGTGATCCTTCTCCTATCCAAGCCATAAACATAGCCTCTTGTAGCCGCCATTCCAACTCGTGTTCGTAACTCTCCAAGAGCAGGCGTATTTGCAAGGAACTTTTCCTTAAGTCGTTTACCATCACGCTTGTTTCCTCCAACGATGCTCCCAATCTTGGCATCTCCGGCCCCATAAAGAAAAGCGTAGATGAAAGTCTTTGCTTGATCTCTAGTTTCAAGGCCCGCAGCCAACTGGTTTGCCGTGTGTATATCTCCGTTGAGTATTTCATTTGTGTATCCCTCATCGTTCATGTAATGAGCCAGCATACGTAGCTCAAGCCCGCTTGCATCCATACCTACCAGCTTGTAACCTTCCGGTACTGTCCACACATCACGACACTGCTTGCCGTAGGGTGAGTAGACTGCTGGAACCTGCCCCATGTTGGGACTAGAATGGGTCATGCGGCCCGTCACTGCTCCGCAGGGGTTAACGTACCCGTGTACTCTACCATCATCCTTAACTGCGTCTAGCCAGCTTTGTACCTGTGCGATACGCTTCTGTATCATTAGGTACTCACCTATCAATGACGCTTGTGGTATACCTGTCACCTTACTTAGCACTGCCTCATCTACGATGGCCTGTCCTGTCTCAGTGAACTGTTGTGGCTTCCAGCCAAAGTATTGTAGGTATCTCCCTATCTGCTGTCGTGAACCTAGGTTAAACTCTGGAAAGTCTATGCGGCTGAAGGGTGCTACCGCTGTCTCCCAATGATCGCCTAGAAATTTAAGCCCAACAACCGAACACGTACCATCTTTCTTAATCTTGGGTGTAATTTCTTTGACAAATGTCGGTAACGGTTTGAAAACCTCATGCACTTTGTCTTCCAAGTCATACTTTTTCTCCTTTAATTCCGCTAATAATATAAATGCTTTCTCTTGGTCTAACGTCCAGCCTGTTTTAATCTGCTGTGATATAATGCTTTGCACTCTATGTTCAAGGCTAATGCTTTCAGCTCCAAAATCTGCAAGGTCAAGAAGTAATCTCTTGTACACCAGCACATTAACATTAACGTCTTGCTCGCAATAGTCCACCATATCCTGCGAAAAATTATCCCAGTCATTGTGTTCGCCTTTCGGTTGGTTTAAATACTTCTCACCCCAGTTACGTAGAGAGTGACCGCCCTCTCGTGAAGGGTTAGCTAGTCTCGACATCACTAATGTGTCAGTGACCTTACACTTACTAAAGTCCGTACCTAGTAGCTGCTCAAGGACAGGTATGTCATAGCCAATTATGTTGTGGCCTATGATCTCACACTCTCCAAGCCCTGCTATGTAATCGTTGAAGGCTAGTAACGTGTCACCTGAGAACGTGTGTGTCTCACTGGTGCTTAGTTCCGTAGCTACAATTACCCAGACCTTTGTAGGTTGTAATCCATTAGCTTCTATGTCGAATACAATCTGCATTAGAACTCCGCTTCATCTCCTGTTGGACAACTGGTCTCAATCATACGACCAGACTCCTTATCATAATACAGGTAACAGGCAGGCCCTGTCAAGCCCACGAACCTATTTTTTAACACACGGACACAGGTTGTGTTGCGTGTCTCTGGGTCTGCGTGTTGCTGATCTCTCTCCAAACCAATGACAATGTCACTGAGCTGGGCGATAGATGCAGAGCCTCGTAGCTCACCTAAACTAATCTTACCACCGTCCTCGTGCGCTTTGGAGCCGCTAGGTCTGCGTAGGTGTGACACTAGGAATAGTCCTACACCTGTCTCCTGAACCAGCTTACGTAGGTTGGTCATGATACTGTCAATTGCTTTACGCTCGTCACCGTTGTCCTGATCGCTGACTACAATGCTAAGGTGATCCAAGATGATCCACTTGCAGTCCAGACCTTTAGCCATGTAGCGTATACGCCCTAGCAGGTTGTCCTCGCTGGTTGATCCCCAGTGGTCGAACATAAAGATACGTCCTGACCCCATGGTCTGATCCCAATAGCCTTTTTTCTCCTCCTGTGTCACTGTCTTGTCAAGGTGTAGCTGCTTGTTGGCCTCAATTGACATGATGCCCAACGCTGTCTTTGGTATGTCCTCCTCAAGCGCGAGGATACCAATGTTATCTTTGGACGCACCCAGTAGGTAATGCTCCAGCTCCCTGACGATCTGACTCTTGCCCATGCCTGAGCCTGAGGTGATAGTCACCAGCTCCTTAGGTCTAAAGCCATGCGTCATCTCGTTTAAGCAGGCCCATGGGTAGGGTATGGACTTAACATCCGACTGCTCAATGATCATCTCCCATGTGTCACTACCACGCACAATGCCATCCGGCTGGTATGTCTTGGCGTTCCACCACTCCTTGACAAATGCCTGTACCTTGTTGTCCCTTAGCATGTCGCCTGCGTCCTTCATAGGTAGCGTGACGTTCTTTGCTTTGTTGGGGGTGAACAAATCAAGCACTGACTTGGCTGCCTCCTGTCCTGCCTTGTCGTTGTCAAAACATATGACTACATTCTCAAAGGTCTCTAGCCATTCTAGGCTGGCCTTGATGTCTTTGGCTGCTCCTGCTGCCCCTGATCTAATGGAGACTGCGGGCCACTTGCCGTCAAACATCTCGTTGACAGCCATTGCGTCTGCCTCGCCCTCTGTGACCGTAATGTACTTGCCGCCACCCTTAAACGCCTGTTGGCCGAAGAGACCCGCATTATCAAAACCTCCTGTCGCATAAAAAGATTTGTTGTCCACGATACGCACCTTGGTGCCTGTCGCTGTGCCTGTGTCCTTGTCGTGGTATGGGTAGTGGTGCTTGGTTATCTTACCGTCCGTACCATACTCCACAGTGACACCGTAACGCTTACACGTTGACAACGAAATGCGTCTGTCACTGATTGCTGCTGTTGTGCCTGTCATCTCTAGTGACCTCGTTGGTTTACGTTGCTGTGCTGGTTGACCCGTCTGGCCTTTGCCGTGTTCGTAATGGGTGCAGCCCCCAGAAAAGCAGACTGCGTGTCCATCACTATAACGAGCCAGATTGTCAGATGAGCCACACGAAGGGCATGACTCATGTTGAACAAATGTTGACTCGTCTGTCATCAGAAGTCCTCGCCTCCCTCCTGTTCTGCGACCTCTAGTACCTTGATCTTGTTAAGGTACGTACTGGTTCCGTGTACCGGATGAGGTGCGCCCTCTGCGTACATGATACGCACCTTGGAACCTCGACCAATGCGACCCTTGAAGGTGTTGCCTTCTGCGTCCATCACTGGAACATCGTACTTGGTGCTGAACTTGCGTTGTTTAACGCCCTCATACTCACGGAGCTTGACACCTAAATCAGCTAATGTGCCTGCTGTTGGCTCGTCTAAGCTGAGTACCAGCGAGTACTTACCTGTTGACTGGCCCTGATACATCTCATGCTCGTCAAGGTTCTCAAATGCTACTAATCCTTCTAATACTGCCATGGTTACTGCCTCTAGTTATGACCCCCTAAGGGTCTATTGGTTATTCTTTAATTATTAATAAAACATTTCCCTTTAATACCTGAGTATTATATCAGCTACTCAATATGCTGTCAACCTCTTTTATGTTTAAATTATTAAAACTGTCATGCATGGCCTCGTCACTATGTGCCAGACAGGAATTGCAAAGGTCTAGGTGTATCCCTGTTTCTCTGTCTTTTTTCTTTAGCTCATACTCTGTCAGTATAACGTCACACGCTTTGCATCTACTCATTATGAAATACCTCTCTATATTGCTGTGTCATTTCACTATAGGGCTTACTATAGTAATCATCCTTCATTTGTTTGGTCACCCTCTGGGTAATCTCTGACATTGTCATACAGTATATCTGATACTCTATAAGCTCATCAACCATTACGTGCGCCTGTGGTTCTATCCAATCGCTCACCTCGTATCCTATCATATGTTCCTTTATTTTGCTCATATACCGTCCTCGTCATCGTCATGGTAGGTTGTTTTTGTATGGTAATCTTCCATAGTGAGGACAGTATACAATAACCAACTAAGGAATACAACCAACACACTGAGAGCCATAATCGCCATTAGTCTATAACCTCGTAAACTCTGCCGTACGTCACAATGCACAGGGGCAAGTGCAGTACTGTACCCATGAAGGGCATCGCCTCTGTGGCCCCTGTACGTTCGTTATACGTCCACACTGCTCTACTGTCTGGGAATTCAAGGTCAAACCCGACACCCAGCCTGTACTCCATTGTCAATTGTCTACCAAAGATAATCATTCGCTGTACGCCTCTAACCAATTGCTGTCAGCTTTGATGTCAGCCAGTGCCTCGTCAATCTCCCACTGCTCCATGGGTGGGTAGTCGTCCGCGTCATGTAAATGCTCGTCACCGTGGTATTCTTGGTTATTACTCATAGTATCACCTCTAGTATATTGTTAGTCATCATCCAGAACACGCCCTTGTGAACTGCTATTACAATGGCTGTCAAGATAGACCAGCCTAGTGCGTCAATCATTATAGGAGCCATGTGCCTACACCATATCCCACACAGAAGCCAAATACAAGCCCTATGCTGCACCATTTTACATACCAGTATAACTCACTCATTAGAATCCCCCTGTATATGTGAGTATATAAACGTCATTCTCGTCTGAAGCTTC